TCTCGCCAACCCGCCGATCCCAGGCTTCTTTTGCTACTGGTTCAACGACGTTCCGGGACGCATCGTCCGCGCCAAAGAGGCTGGGTACGAGCATGTTACCGACGAGCGGGGCGCCCCCGTCAAGGAGGTTGTCGGCGTGTCCCCGCTCGGCGGCCCGCTGTTCGCCTACCGCATGAAGATCCCGGTAGGATTCTACAATGAGGATGCCGCGGCGAAGGAAGCGCCGCGCACGCAGGTCGACCAGGACATGCGGCGCGGTCTCGGCGGCAAGGAAGGCATCGTCGCCTCGCCGGAGGCGCCGGGATTCCACCCCGAAAGGGTGGCCGCCGCCAATCTCGATCCCGCCACCGGCCGCCAGAGGTTCGGCGGCACGCAATCGCAGTCCTAGCCGAGTTCCGGGCTGCGCCAAGTATCTCCCCGCGTTCCCTTAGCAATCTGACCAGGAGGCCGAAATGGCTAATCCTACGAACGTCTTCGGCCTTCGCCCCGTGCGCCGTCGCGACGGCACGGAATGGAACGGCAAGGCGCGTCCCTATCTGATCCCGTCGACGGCCGGGACCGACTACTTCATCGGCGATCCCGTCGATCTGGCCGGTTCGACGAACAGCTCCGAGATTACCCATGCCGGCGGCTCGTTCATCGTCGGGGCGCTGCCGACCATCACTCTCGCGACGCTGGCGGACGGCAACTATACCATCGGGCCGATCGTCGGCTTCATGCCGGTGCATCGCGACAGCACCATCTACCGCGAGGCGTCCACCGACCGGATTGCGTTGGTGGCCGACGATCCGGACCTCGTCTTCCACATCCGGGACGACGGTGCAACCGCGCTCGGCATCACGTCGGTCGGACTCAATGCCATCATGCAGTCTGGCAGCGGATCGACTGTGACCGGCCTCTCCGGCTACGTGCTCGATAGCAACGGCACCGCGCCGTCTGCAGATGCGTCGAACATGCTCCTGATCGAGCGCGCGGCCAACATCGACGACAACGACGCCACGCTCGCCTCGACGGTCTGGGAGGTGGTGATCTCCATGCACCGCTATGCCCGCCTCAACGGCCTGCTCGGCCTGTCGTAATCCCCGTCCTGAAAGGAACGCAATACCATGTCTCAGATCATCACGACGGGCACCCATCCCAAGGATATGTGGCCCGGCATCAAGGCGCACTTCGGGCAGGAGTACGACAAGCACCAGGAGGAGTGGCCCGATCTCTTCGATCAGGACACCTCCGAGAAAGGCTACGAGGAGGTGGTCCTCACGGTCGGCATGGGCTTCCCCCAGGTCAAGCCGGAGACCGAGTCGATCAGCTACGACACGACATCGCAGGGGTTCACCAAGCGATTCACGCACGTTCCATACGCGCTCGGTTACATGGTGAGCCAGGAGGCGCAGCGCGACAACCAGTACGACGCGGTCGTCAAGCGGCGCACGCCAGATCTCGCCTTCAGCATGCGGCAGGGCCATGAAACCGTGTGCGCCAACGTCTACAACCGGGCGTTCACGTCCGGCTACACCGGTGGCGACGGCGTAGTGCTCGCGTCGGCCTCGCATCCGACCGTCTTCGGCAACCAGTCCAACCTGCTGACTGCCGCCGACCTGTCGGAGGCCAGCCTGGAGGATGGCGTCATCTCCGTCATGACTGCGGTGGACGATCGCGGGCGCAAGATCAGCCTGCAGGCGACGTCGCTGCACATCCACCCGAACAGTTGGTTCGAGGCGACCCGCATCCTGAAGTCGGTCCTGCAGAACGACACCGCCATGAATGCCGTCAACGCGCTGCGCGTCACCAACGCGCTGCCGAACGGCATCAAGATGAACCACTACTTCGACGACACCGATGCGTGGTTCATCCGCACCAACGCCCGCAACTCGATGAAGCATTTCCAGCGCGATCCCATCGAGTTCGGGCAGGACGGCGTATTCGATACCAAGGTCGTGAAGTACGCGGCCTATGAGCGCTTCAGCGCGAGCTGGGCCGACTGGCGCGGCGTGTACTGCAACGCAGGCGCGTGACGAATATCGTCTATCGGCGCGGCGCGAGTAGCCGCCTCGCCTTCCACTCCTCCCGCTTTCCATCGTTCGAACTGTTCGGCTTCGCGCCCGCCGACCCTCACGGCGCGACGGCACACGCCGTGAACCAGGAGAACTATTCGCTATGGCTGGCATCGACACCATTTCCGCCTATCCCGGCGGCTTCCCCAACGGCTTGAGCGTGCGTGGCGTGCCGTTGACGCTCACTTACTCGAACCGGATTTTCTGGGTGCATTCCGGCACGGGATCGGACAGCGGCAAGGGTACGGAAAGCCAGCCTTTCGATACCTTGGCCTACGCCATTACGCGCTGCACCGAAGATCGCGGCGACATAATCTTTGTCAAGGCCGGTCACAGCGAATCCATCTCTACCGCCGATCTCGATCTCTCTGTGGCCGGCGTCACTATCGTCGGCCTCGGCAATGGCTCCAATCGGCCGACGCTGCTGTTCACTGGCACGACCGACACGACGAGGCTGGACATTTCGGCCAACAATATCACGCTGATCAACTTCCTGATCAGCATGACCGACAACGACGGTGTGGACAGCACCATAGTTATCAACGGCACGGATGTCGAGATCGGGCATTGCGAGTTTCGCGCCACCTCGGACGATCAGGCCGACACATTCATCACCGTCGGCGTGGCCGACAACGACGCGGATCGCGCCTATATCCACGACTGCAAGTTCATCTCGCTGACGGCTGGCGCCAACTCGGCAATCCTGATTGCCAAGGATCACGACGACGTTCGGATCGAGAATTGCCGGATCGACGGCGATTGGGCCGACGCTGGAATTGAGATCCCGGCGGACGGCAACGCTTGCACCAATCTCAAGATCGAGAACAACTATGTCAGGAACCGCCAGACGGGCGATCACGCCATTCAGATTGCGGCTGTAACCTCTGGCATCTTGCGCAACAACACGCTGGTAGCCGACACGCCGGATATCATCGTGTCCGCCGTCGCGAACATGATCTACGACAACAATCGCGGCAGCCTCGGCAATGCCGGGACGACCGGACCGGAAGGCGGGGATTTCCCGGTGCCGGCGCATTTCTATGGCGAACGTGCCCGCATGATCGTCAAGAACAGCGACACGGTCGACAACGGCGTGACGTACACGACCGGCGCCGTGACGCCGATTTTTACCGTTACGGGTGCCGTTTTTGCCAGGGTGTGGGGGCACGTCACAACCGCCGTAGTGTCCACTGGCGATAATGGCACCCTCACCGTAGGCATCGCGAACAACACAGCCAAGCTGGTTCCATCGTATACGGCCGGATCGGGCACCATCGTTGCCAACGATATTCTGGGCAATGCCGGCACAACGGCCGTTCCTGGCGACGACATCGAAGGCGCAGGCACGTGGGTATTTATCGGCGGCGGCGAGGATATCAACGTCACCGTCGCCACGAACAATATGACGTCTGGCGTGATCGATTGGTACTGCGAATGGTATCCGATCAACGCCACCGGCCGCGTCGTCTCGGCGTAATCGGGAGCTGGGAGGAGATTTTCGCATGACCATGCACCCCACGCGATTCCCTACGGGCTTCGGCCCCAAGGGCGTCAGCATCCGCAATATGCCGGTTCTGAACACCTACTCCAATAAGGTGTTTTGGGTGCATTCCGTCGATCCCGGCGGCGCCGGCACCGAGACGCAGCCGTTTGCGACCATCGACGAGGCGATTGGCCACTGCACGGACAATCGCGGCGATATCGTCATGGTCAAGGCGGGGCACGCCGAGACGCTGACTGCGGCCAGCGCCATCACCTGCGACGTGGCCGGCGTCACCATCGTGGGCCTCGGGGCTGGGACCGATCGGCCAGAGTTGAGCTTCGGCACATCCGCCGGGGCCAGCGTCGTGGTGTCGGCGGCCAATGTGTCGATTCTCAACATCGTCGGCATCTCGGCGGTCAACCTTCTGACCAACCCGTTCCATATCCAGGCTGCCGGATGCACTCTCGATATCGAGTGGCAAGACCCGTCGTCGAGCCTGCAGGCCGTGCGGGTAGTTGAATGCACGACCGCTGCCGACAATCTCAGGGCCAGGATCAAGGTTGCAGGCGTCACATCTGGCGGCACATCGCCGGTCAATTGCATCCGTATGGACGGCGTGGATGGAGCGGTTGTCGAGCTCGATTTCTACGGCCGCGCCTCAACTGCCATTGTTCAGTTTGTCACGACGGCATGCTCGAATATAGAGGTGTATGGCTATGTCTACAACTCAGGCGTAACGGACGGAACCAAGGACGTCGTTGACACCATAAGCGGCTCGACGTGGTGGGCCGATATCATGGACGGTGCCGCCGGGGCCAAATATTCCGGCGGATCGGCCTCGGCGCTGGCGGCCGACGATGTGTCCACCGTTGCCTCCAGCCTTAACGTTCCATCGGCGGATTCCACTGCCAACACTTTGATGCGTGATGTCGCCGGGAACAAGACCGACGCGGCGGTAACTACTGTTGGAACAACGAAGTCGATCGTCGCCTACGTCAAGGGCCTACTAAACCAACTCGGCACGATCACCAATACCGGCGGCACCGCTACCATTGGAGGGGTGCTCGGCGATGTCGCCAACGTTTCCGTGGCGACATCTCTAGCGAAAATCGGCACCGTTACCAACACCGGCGGCACGGCAACCATCGGAGCCGTCCTTGGGGATTTTGCGAACACGACGCTGGTCTCCAAGCTTGACGTTCCATCAGCGGATGCGACTTCCAATGTCGATGTTGCCGACGTGGCCGGGAACAAGACCGACGCGGCAGTCACAACGGTTGGCACGACCAATTCTATTCTGGCCTACATCAAGGGCGTCCTGACCTGGATTGGCACCATCACCAACACGGGCGGCACCGCTACCGTTGGTGCTGTGCTCGGTGACTTTGCCAACACGACGCTTATTTCCAAGTTGAATGTCCCGTCTGCAGACGCTACGGCCAACGTCAATGTGGCCGATGTAGCAGGAAACAAAACCGATGCCGCAGTCACGGCAGTAGGGACAACCAAGTCTATTCAGGCTTACGCCAAGGGCTTGGTAACGATGAATACGGTACAGTCCGCTGATAGTACCGACAATGCCTTTGCCGGTGACGTTATCGGCAACAAAACAGATGCGGCACAGACGACTGTCGGGACAACGCGCTCGATCATCGCCTACGTCAAGGGCCTGCTCAATCAGATTGGGACCATTACCAACACGGGCGGCACGGCCACCATTGGCGCGGTTATTGGTGATTTTGCCAACACCACGCTGATATCCAAACTGGATGTTCCATCAGCCGACGCCACCGCCAATGTCGATATATCCGATGTTCTCGGGAATAAAAGCGACGCAGCCCAGCCGGTAGTTGGAACTACACGTTCGTTGACGGCCTATATGAAGGGCCTCATGAACTCGACGGAGCGCACCATCGTCAAGACCGATGGCAACGTGCTCACCGGCGATGACGATCTGTTCACGGTATCGGGCGGTCCGATCATGATCACCAACTTCGTCGGCCGTGTCACGACCGTCATCGGCGGCGCCGCCAACTTGACCATTCAGGAGGCCGTCACGACGCCTGCCGGCGATGTGGCGTTCTCCACGACCGTCGCCATCGACGACGACGCAGAAGGAACGACGTACACGTTTACGGCGGCATCGCCAAGCGTGCTGACGCCAACCACGGCTGGCGCTCTCGTGAACGTTCCAAGCGTCAAGTGGCTGGCTGTGCCTGGCACCATTCAGGCGTTGGGCTCGGCCGCCCAATCCGGCGTGATCGAGTGGTCCATGTCGTACATCCCGCTTTCCCCGAGTGCCGTAGTCACGACGGCGGCCTAGCTCTCGCCCCTCTCTCCAATAAGGAAGCACTGCAATGGCCTTCGCATCCCCCGACTGGTTTCTCGATCAGGCCCGCATGGGCAATATGTACCACGCCTGCTCGGCGGGCGCCGTCACCCTGTCCACGGTTTCCACTACCTGCACCGGGTTGGCGCTGTCCAATACCTACGGCTCCGGCAAGTTGCTTGTCGTGCATTCGGTGAGCTTTGCGCCGTCGACCGCCCCCGCCGGTGTGGCCCTGGTGGGCATCGCCATCCACACGGCCATCAGCTCCACGGATACGACGCATACAACCCCGATGGTGATCCACAACGCGATCGCCAAGGGCAACGTGTCGGGCGGGCCGGCTGGCCGGGCGGACGCGGCGGCAACCTTGGCGTCGACGCCGCTGTGGCTGCGCCCCTTGGCGGCCGTCGTTGCCGGTTCTTCCATCACCCCGGCCAAGTACAACGAGTATGTCGGCGGCACGATCATCGTCGCGCCCGGCGGGTGCATGTCCCTCTCCTATCTCACGACTGCCGCAATAGGCATTGCGGCCGTGACGTGGGTTGAGATCGATGAGCGCTGATCGATGGCGCAGATCAAGATCACGGCACTGAACGACGGCCCGCGCAACGCGATCTTTCACGTTGCGCTGGCCGGCGACGGGACGGGCGATCTCGTGGGCGAAACCGTGATCGATCCGGCCACGAGTTTCGACACGCCGTTGCCCCCCGTCCCGGCCCTGCGGATCATGCGACTCATGTACGATCTGACGGGCTTCGACGCCAGGCTGTATTTCGATTACCTCGCCACCGATACGCCGGTGTGGACGATGACCGGCGACGGCAGCGGGGAATTCGATTTCGGCGCCTTCGGCGGTCTGACCGACCGCTCGCTGGAGCTGGACGGCACTGGCAAGCTCTTGCTCAGCACGACCGGGCTCGATGCCGGCGGGCTCGGAACCATCGTCATCGTAGCCAAGAAGTCATGACGACGCGACGGCTGCGACGGCGGCGCCAGCATAGTTTCAGGGGCTGGCGCGGAATCCCCATAGCGTCGGTCGTTGGCACCGAGGCATTCTCCGCCGAGGCCATCGCCCTGTTCGCCGAGATGGAGGTGCAGCCGGACGCTGCGCGCAAGATCGTCATCGACACGTGCATCAAGGCGCTGATCTCATCCGGTGTCTGGTCCCTGCTCGATGTGCTCTACGTCTTCGCGGCGCACACCGAGCAGGCGGCGCTGTTGAACTGGAAGAACCCTGGCACGTTCGATGCAACTTCGGTCTCCGGCACGGCGTTCACCGAGGACGTGGGTTTCACCGGGGATGCGAGCGCGGACTATCTCGAGACGGGGTTCAACCCGTTTTCGGCCGGCGGCAACTATACGCAGAACAGTGCGAGCTTCGGGGCGCGCACGACGACGGATAGAAACGACAATGAAAACAAATGCCTGATGGGGTGGGTGGCCGGTGCCGCTGTGTCCATTCTGCGCACCGACAGCGCCACCGGGTTCGGCACGATGAACATCAACAGCAGTGGGGCCAATATAGCGGGTGCGGCTACCGGCTTGGGATGGTGGGCCGTTACGACCGAATCGGACCCGGCGGTGCAGACCGTCTACAAGGATGGCGCCGAGTTCGATTCTGGTTCTAGAACGAGCGCGGCAATAGCCGATGGCGACACATTCCAGGTGCTCGCCATCGCCGACAGCAACTATTCCGACGAGGTTGTGAACTCCGCCTTCATCGGAGGGCAGCTTTCCGAGACGCTGATGGCAGCGTTTCATACCGCCGAGCTGGCCTACATGCAGGCCGTAGGGGCCGTGTGATCCACATATGCTGAAACGATCCACAACTGGCTGCGACGGTGACACTCTCGTCGTCTGCGACCGCAGCGGGTTTACCGTATGGCGCTCCGATTGCGTGAAGGAGTGGAACGGGCTTCTCGTACACAAGCGTTTCGCCGAGACCCGCCACCCGCAGGATTTCATCAGGGCCAGACGCGAGGACTTGACCGTTCGCGACGCGCGCCCCGAGCGCGCCATAGCGGATGAAACCTTCGTCGGGCCGCTGGTCACCGAGACGACGGCCGCCGCAACGGCCGGCGCCACCAGCCTCACGGTTGCGTCCACTTCCCGCATGACGGCGGCCGATGACATCGGCGTGTATCTCAGCAACGGCGATCTGCATCGCAATACGATCTCCAGCGTTGACACGTCAACCACGTTGACGCTCTCCAGCGCGCTCGCTGGCGCGGTCGACTCCGGCGCCAAGGTCATAGACTTCGACGCAACGGCAAGCTGATGGCTGTCTCCTCGAGCTACAATTTCGCCCGCACGCGCGACCAGCTCTGCACGCGTGCGTTGCGCATTTGCGGCGTCGTGAAGTCCAGCGAGACGCCGGCCGCATCGCTGATAAACGACACCGCCGAGGCCCTCAACGCGATGGTCAAGCGGTGGCAGAGGAAACCGAACCTGAAGGTGTGGACGGTCACGGAAGCGGTGCTGTTTCCACAGGCCGGACAGTACAAGTACGCGCTGTCCTCCAGCAGCTCGGATCATGCGACGGAGACCTATTACCAGACCACGCTTTCCGCCGCCGAGGCGTCCGGGCAGACGACGCTTTCCGTCGCCAGCACGGCCGACATGACGGCAGCGGACTATATCGGCATCGTCATGGACGACGGCACGCTGCACTGGTCTACGATCTCCAGCAAGACCGGCCCCACGGTCACGATCGCCGACGCTACGGACGACGACGCGGCGTCCGGCAATGCGGTCTTCAACTATACCACGAAGCTGGTTCGGCCGCTCAAGATCGTCGACGCGCGGCGCCACAATATCTCGAGCGCGCTCGATACGCCGATATCCGACACGCAAGGCGGCTTGACGGCGCGGCTCGATTACTTCGCACTCCCGAACAAGGCGCAGACGGGGACCATCAACCGCGCCTTCTACGATCCGCAAAGGGATACGGGGTATGTATACCTTTGGCAGCCGCCCACTACCGTGACCGATCTCGTGAAGATGACGGTGCACCGGCCGATCATGGATTTCGACAGCGCGTCGGACAATCCGGATCTCCCCCAGGAATGGCTGGATGCGCTGGCATTCAACCTTGCCGCCTCGATAGCCGTCGAATACGACGTGCCGGCGGAGCGAATGCAGATCATTGCCACGCAGGCCGCCTCCTATCTCGAAGACGTTGCAGGGGACGACCGGGAAGGCGAGTCGCTCTACATGCAGGCCGACATGGGGTATTGACGTGCCGGTGCGCGACAGCGACCTCTGGTTCGGCGCCCCGTTCGTCATATCGGATGCGGTGCGCGAGCGGTTGCGGCGTGGCGAGCGTTTCGAACTGCCGAGCGCGCAAATCGACCGGGAACGGGCCGATCTCGCAGCTATTTCGCGCGTCCAGGCAGACCGTTCTCCGCCGGAACGGGTACCCGCGACGCTCAGTTCCTACACGCCTCCGGCATCGGAGCGGATACGCCGCGGCCTCGCATCGCTCGGCTTCAACGAGCATTCGGCGAACTTCGTCTCCGGGTTGCTGCCGTGGACGGGTGCCGATATGGCCTACCATGGCGGGCAGGATATCGCGGAAGGATTGAGCCTCGGCAACTTGGGGCAAGCCGGTCGGGGACTTGGGGCTACTACGCTCGCGATCTTCGGCGGCATCGGAGCCAGAACGGCGAACGTCAGGCAACTCGAACGCGCACGAGAGATGCTGGCTGCCGGAAGATCGCGAGACGACATCTGGCGAGAAACCGGATGGTTCCGGGGTGCCGACGACATGTGGAGATTCGAGATAGACGACAGGGGCATGGCGCTTCCGACCGCTCACGGGACAAACAGGCGCGGCGCTCTTTCCGATCTCATGCCGCATTCGCGCCTGGAAGACGCCTACCCTGGAACCGGAACCATGCAAGTCGACATTCGCCACGGCGGCGGCCCGGGTGCAATGTTCGATCCCGGGCGCAATCGCCTGGAAATCGTGTACGGCGGCGGCCCGGAGGAGGCGCGGTCCATCGGATTGCACGAACTGCAGCACAGGGTACAGTCGCAAGAGGGTTTCAGCCCCGGGGCGAGCCTGTTCCATTTCACGCACCCGGCCAGCCCTCTCCTTCAATACCGGCGCAGCGCGGAGACGCCCTTCCAAGCCTACCGCCGCGTAGCCGGCGAGGTCGAGGCCCGCAACGTGCAGCGCCGCATGGACATGACGCCGGAAGAACGCCGCAATCGTCCGCCCTGGACCACGCAGGACGTGCCGGACGAAGATCAAATCGTCGCGCTCGGACGCCGCTGAAAGTATGCCACCCATCCACTTCGCCGTACAGAGCTACAGACACGACGTTCTTCCCGTGTCGGCGCAGCGCCTCCTCAACATGTATTCCGAGGCGCAGCCGCAGGGCGCCAAGTCGCAAGTCGCGGTGCGCGGATGCCCCGGCATTACGACGTTCGCCACGGCCGGCGCCGGTCCGGTGCGCGGGTTCCATCTCCTGGGCGGCGTGCTCTATGCCGTCTCCGGCACAGCGCTCTACAGCATAACCAATGCTGCGGCCCCGGTCGTGACGAATGTCGGCAGCGCCGTCACCGGCTCCGGTATCGTATCGATGGACGACAATGGCACGGAACTGGTCGTTGTCAACGGCACCAATGGCAACATCTACGACACCTCCGCCGGGTTCCGGCTGATCACGGATGCGGATTTCAACTCCGCCAATACGGTGGCCTACATCGACAGCCGCTTCATGTTCGATTGGGCGAGTACGGCGAAATTCTTCATCTCGGATTCCCTCGACGGTACGGCATACGATCCATTGGCCTTCGCGACCAAGGAAAGCAAGTCGAACGACGTCCTTGCCGTGGTCAACGTCAAGCAGATGGCGTACATCCTGGGCGATGGACCCAACAGCGAGGTGTGGGCCGGCAACGGGGCTGCAAACTTCCCGTTTCAGCGCCTGCCCGGCGGCACCGTCGACCGTGGCATAATCGGCGCGCACGCCCACACGCAGGAGGATCAGGCGCTTTTCATCGTGGGCGACGATCGCATGGCCTACCGCGTCGGCGGCGTGCAATTGCAGCGCATATCGACGCACGCCATCGAGGGAACGTGGAAAGGTTACACGGCCGTTTCCGACTGCTTCGGCCTCACCTATACATACAAGGGCCATAAGTTCGTAGTCTTTACATTCCCGAGCCAGGAAGTTGCGCTCGGAGATACCGCGTCGTGGGCCTACGATATCTCCACGCAACTGTGGCATGAGCGCCTGAGCTACGATACGAATGGGACACCGCTGGGCCGTTGGCGCGGCAACTGCGCAATCGAGGCTTACGGCAAAGTCCTGATCGGCGACGCATTCAGCGGCAAGATCGGATATCTCGATCCAACGGTGCACACGGAGTTCGACGATCCGATGTACGCCAGCGCGACCTCGTCGCCGTACCACGCCGGGGACAGGCCGCTGTTCCATTCCGACCTCACCGTCGATATGGAGACCGGGGTCGGCATCGACAGCGGCCAGGGTTCCGATCCGCAGATCATGCTGGACATCTCCGACGACGGCGGCCAGACCTTCGGGTCGAACCAGCCGTGGGCGGCCATGGGAGCGCAAGGCGCCTATAAGACGTGGGTGCGCTGGCATCGCCTGGGGCGCACGGA